GATGGGCGGAGAAGCGGTGCATCAGGATCGACTTCATCCAACCCGGCAAGCCACAGCAGAATGCGTATGTCGAGCGCTTCAACCGAACTGTGCGCTACGAATGGCTGGCGCAGTATGAGTTTGACAGGCTTGCGGACATGCAGGACTACGCGACGCGTTGGATGTGGTCCTACAATCATGACCGCCCAAACATGGCCTTGGGCGGCTTCACCCCGAAACAGCGGCTGGCCATGGCTGCGTAGCTCTACTTCTCGACCCCATGGAAAATGGGGGGATTACCCGACCACCAGACCGTGCCGCGCCCATGGTGGGGCTCGTGCCAATGTAGAAAGGGTCCTCACGATGCTGTCAGCTGGAACGCTGCTGATCGGCCGCTGCTTCAGCTAGTGCAGCCCGAAGTTGTTCCATTGGATCAGGCAAACCCGTTTCGGCGTAGTATCTTTCGACCCTAACATTAAAGAACTCATGGAATGCGTCGTGAAGATGAAGCATCCATTTCATTGCTCCAGGTTTGGTTAAAAGAGATTGGTTTTCCGCACTAAATAGTTCCCCATCGAAGTGTGAGACCAAGTCGCGGTAATCTTTAAGCTCGCCTGTAAATTCGCTGTTGAGCACCTTGCTGATTGCAGGCTCCTTCAGGGCACCTTCGCGAGTTGTAACTTCGTGGTAGCCTTCGAGAGAAACAAATAATGATGCCGCCCAATAATCAAAATACAACTGCAAATCAGTGATAAATCCTGCAGTCGTTACCCAGAATGGGTCTGATGGTATGTTGTTCGCTCTCCGATGTTGGTGCTCTAGCCTTATCTTTTCCTCGCAATCTACGCCCCAGTTCTTCACGAGCCACTCCTGTGCTCGCATATATTTTCCCCTGAACTTTTCCGTTTTAGTAAAGTATCGGATCATCGCAGCAATCAGCTGCTCGACCGGAATCTCACGGATTTCCTTTTTGTTCTTAGCCCGTGGCATTTTCTAACTCCTCCATGTTTGTGATAGCCAATCCCCACTTTGCGGCCAGCAGAGCCCGCTCGGCCGCCGTCATGGCACTTCCCTGCCCTTCCTCCTGCCTCTCCTGAGCCTTCTTTTTCTTCATAGAAACTTCGGGTGACCGACCCTCGGTATCGCACCAGCAGCTGGGCGACGCGAACAGATAGGCGCTGGTCCACTGGGCCCATTTCGCCGCGCCTCGTACCGTCACGACTATGCCGCGCCGCACGTGCCCCATGATGCCGGCGGCCTCAATGCGGGCGATGGCGAGCTGCACCGTCGATCGCGCGACGCCGGACCATTCCGCCAGCTGGCCGATGGATGGGTCGCAGACGCCATGCCGCGAGGGTCCGCGGTACAGCAGGGTCCACAGCACCAGGATGCCGGTGCGGCGCAGGGCGCCGCCATGCATGCCGCGCTGGTGGGTACGCCGCTCCAGCCGGCGGGCGGCTTCCATGATGCGGCGCCGGTCGGCGTCGCCAAGGCGCTGGCGCTGCCAGGCGGCAACGCGCACGGATCCGGCGCGCGCCGGGCGTGTTCGTGAGATCGGCATTGCCGTCTCCTCCGGTTGGCCCGAGGACCGGCCGGCACAGCTCTCCCGGTCACGCAAAAAGGGCTTGCGTGAGAGGTCGGGCGGTGTAGAGTCGGGGAACCTTCTGACGGTCTCCGGCTCGCTTCGGCGGGTCCGACAACCCCTTCGGCGCCAACCGAGGGGGTTTTGTCGTTCTAGGGCTTTGTGATCTTCGCGGGTTTGCGACTCTCTGATGAACGGCTGGCCACAATGCCGCGCTCTGGCATGACGCGCAACCAATCCATATCAAGCCCTTACCCTGCGTTCCTCCATTGCAAGCTCGGCTGTATTGTTTGCCGGCAAACCTTCAATCCGGCTTGCGGGCAATGCGGTGCTCGCCCCGGCTCTGGAAGAACATGTCGAGCCCTTCGGCTAGGCAATCCTGGATCTGCAGATCCTCCTTGGCCGCGATCAGACGCAGCTGCCGGTACGCTTCGGGCGACAGCCACAGCTGGACGCCGCGCTTGCCGACCCGAGTGGAATGTCGAGCCGGCGCAGCTGCGGGCTGCACTGCGACGGCCGGAGCTGGGGCAGCAGCCGGCGCAGGTGGCGGGACCGACTGGGGCTCGGGATCATCGAAGCTGATGCGCTTGCGGGGTGGCTGAGACATCTTAAGCGGCACTCCTGCTTGCACGTTTGCCGGTTTGCAATCCGACCTGCTTGCTGGTCCAGTCCCAGAGGGCGGCAAGTTCCTCAGCCGCCCTGCCCTTCGGATCGCACTCAGTAGCCGTCAGGCCTGAATTGACGTGCGAGTAGTGAGCGACGCGCTGGTGCATGCGGACCGGGCACAGCGGCACGCCGGCTTCCGTCAGGGCGCTGGCAATCTCATCTGTAATCGCGCGGGTGTTCGTAGGGCAGGCACTGAGCACCACCCCATAGGGCTTCTGCGCCACGTCCCGCACGTATCGGATCGTTGACTGCACGGCGGCCAGGTCGCGCGCGGAAGGGCGCATCGGGATCAGCACGAAGTCAGCGGCCCCGACTGCTGCCGAGGTGGTGCCTTCAGCGTTCGGTGGGCAGTCCAGCACCGCTAGGCCGCAACCGCCCTCGGCCGCCTTCTCCAGCAGCCGCGGGAGGCGGGTTGGCTGTGCTGGAGCCACATCTGGGTACTCGGCCTCGCGAGAGTCCCGCCACAGCGTTGCCGAAGCCTGGGGGTCCAGGTCAAACACCACAGTACGGACGCCCTGTATCTCGGCCAGCACGGCTAGGCTGGTCGCCGTGGTCGTCCGAGCTGAGCCGCCCTTCTGCCCGGCAAGCGCTAAAACACGCATGATTGCAATTCCTCATGATTGCAACCCGGTTTGCCGGATTGCGTCAATCGATAGGATGAAGGGTTGCAGGCTTTCCGGCAAGTCAGCGTGCAGGATTGCGGGCTTGCCGGTTTGCCGGATTAGGCGGAGGGAGTGTTCGCCATCTGCAGTAGCACGTCGGCATGGCAGGGCTGATCGAGGCGGCACCAGCAAGCAAGGTGTCTGCCGCGCAGGGAGGGCAGGGCGGCCAGCACATCGCGTCGGGCCGCACTGAGGTCGCCCGATATCGCGGGGCTGCAATCAACAGGCTGCTAGTGCGCATCCCACCTGTCAGTCAGACCCTGTGCATGCGGACCGCGATGGCCGAATCGCGGTGCCGCCATGGGTTGCCAAAGATGCCCGGCTGCTAGGCTTTCACTGTATTCTCCGGCATCCGCCGGCCCTTCGTCCAGCAGAGTTGAATGCGCTCAGGCATGGCGTGTATCCGGCTATACACTGCTATGCTGATAGCCATGGACAGAGAGATATTCCCCTACCCAGCACCCGTATGTACTTCATCACCCCCTGAAGGGGATGCTGGAAAATAAGCATCTAAAATTAGTGCGGTATTTATCATTGATGGCTTCAACAGTAGCCCTGCAACGGACTTCATCCATATCTGGCCCAAACATGATCTCAGGCGCGTAATAATCTAACAAGTTATTATTAACCAATTTATTAGAGTCATTCAGCGAAGTTCGCAAATTCACCTTAAAGCACGGAGCTGGATACTTTCCAGGCTTGAACACAAGACGTTCTGGGTCGACGGAATAGCCAGCGTGAATAGGAAATAAGCGACACTCCCTCTCTTCCTTAAATCCCGCGTCTTTAAAGCTCGCATACGAGATGCGTTGATGTGAAACACCTATCATACCCATAGCGAGTACATCCTGCCATCCATCTTCGATAACTTCTCGGTCTATATAAGAAGTTTTATCGAGAAATCGCGGCCATCTTCTAGAATACATGCCGCGTATAACCGAAGCTACTACTTCACTTTTCTCTGTAGGATTGGCATATTCAACATTTACAATCCTAAACTTGCCCAGTTCCTCCAAACGCTTTCTGTTAAATATGAGGCACACCTCTCCTCCTCCATAAGCTCTCCACTGGCTTAAGGAATCACGCGCAAGCGACATACTCATAAAATAAACTGACGCCCGCTGATCTGGACGTATGAAAGCAAGTGACCTAGCAAGCTTTTGCTTTAAATAGTGTGCTTGCGCAAAGAAAATATCTCGAAATTTTTCCTGTTCATGCTGAATTAACACTGACCAGTGGGGCTTAAGATCCTCCCACTGCGCATCAAAATCATATTTATTGACAGTGTTGTCCACAACATCGGTAAATATATTATATTCTTTTTTATCATTCATAAATCGGAAATCACCCAACCAAAGTTCGGTACTCTCGACCATGCTAAGAAACGCATTACTATTAGTATAGTGGTAGAGAAGTTCATTCGGCTCGCTTAAATGGCTCACGCTGATTCGCTCCAAAAGGCATGATGTCGGCTTGCCTATAGAAGCATGAAGCGTTTGTCTGATTGATCAACAAGCATCATAGCTGCGGCTTCTGTGCCATGACGTCCAACACCTCGATCACGGCGATCACCTCCTGCAGCAGCGCGCGTGCCGCTGCAGTCTCCTGGGCGAGCTGGTCGTGGATTGCGGCCCAGATCCGGCCCTGCGGATATCGAGATGATACCCGCCGCAGCCGGTCCATCTCGGCCATCGCCAGCGCGCCGGCGCGGATCAAATCCTGCCGGCGATCCTTCGGCTTCCACCAGTCGCGGCCCAAGGGCCACCAGGTGGCATCGCCCGTCAGGTAGCAGCGAGCGGCCGTGACCATCTCGCCGCGGTCATGCGTGTTGTCATGCTCGACCAGTCGGGGGCGGTCACGACGCGCCTTCCTCGGCAGCCAAGCCGATGACGGACTCCAGGCCGGCCACTCGGCCCGCGTGGAAGCCGGCTCTGTAGGAAATTGGGGCAACCCCAGAATCTCCGGCCGCTTCGCGTGCCACTCGTTCGCCTGCTAGCACCTGCCGCATCCGCTCTACCGCGCGGTCTCTGGTGGCCAAGCCAATGCCGGCTTCCACGCCCGATACCCAGCCGTCATGGAAGCCGGCGTGGTAAGACTCCGCATCGCGGCCGATCACCTTCACCTCGGCTTCCCATGCCGCGCGTTCGTCGGCCAGCAACTGTCGGGCTTGATCATCGATCTTACTGTCAGGCGCGGCGGCTGGCTTCCGGCGCCCCAGTCCGAACCAACCCAGCACCCCGGCGAGGATCAGCCCCAGCGCGCCGGGCTCGGGCACGCTGACTGGCCTGCGGTGAGGAGTGGCGTCGAAGCCGAGACGGCCTTCGTTTGCATTGCTGCCTCCGGCGCTGCCGCCGGTGACGCCATCCTGGCCGTAGCCGCCCATACTGCGGCTTTGGCCGGTAACCAACGGCAGGAAGGAAGGTCCAGCCACAGACCGCTGCAGGCGGGCATAGTCCCCGTAGTCGCCATAGCCGGAGGCGCCAACGACTGCCGCGCGCTGCGGTGCGTCCTGGCCGGCGAACAGCGGCGGCAGGTACTTGGCCCCGGCTGCAGCCGCAGCACTGCCCGCCGTCACGCAGGTCACGATGACAAGCGCCCGGCGCGCACGGCGGAATCCGCGCCGTGCCCTGTTCATCTTGCGTGCTGCGCCGATCACCTTGCCGGCGACAGGTGTGGCGGGCACGGCCAGGGGACTGCCGATGGCCGGCAGGCTGCTGGTGGTGCATTTGACGGTCATAGCTGAACACCTGCGGGAGAAGGGGAGGGGCCGCGATAGGCGGCGTGGACGGCGATCGCGGCTGGACGGGTGCCGCTCGCGTGACCGAAGGCGAACCACGCGCCCTGGTCGGCCGCCCACCAGTAGGGACGTTCGTCGCCGTCATGCCAAAGCAGGTGATGCGGGCCGGAAGCTTCCGGGTTCAGCGGCACGCCCGGGCAGCGGCTATTCGGCCAGCTGCTGCCATCGATGGGCTTTGCCGCAAGCTGCGTTGCGACCTTGGCGTAACCGGGGAGGGGGCTGCCCGCCTTCGCGGCGGCTTGCTTCACGCGGATCTCGGGCAGCTTCTGCCACACGCGCTCCAACTCGGCTTCGGCCGCGACCGGCTGGAAGACGCCAAGGGCGCAGCAGAGGCCGGCAAGGGTCAGCATCACCCCGCCGACTTCCTCATTCGGGTCGCCGGCGGGCCGGCCGTAGACGTAGGCGATCAGCTGCTCCGCCTCGGCCTGCGTCGTGCCGGAGGCCTGCGCCAGCTCCAGCGCCTCCTCTAGAAACCGATGGCTGCGCTCGACCTTCGCCGTGGCGACTTCGGCGCCGAAGCAGACCACCAGCCAAGTCAGGACACGCTGCTGATAGGTCGAGGCGACGGCGCCGGCTGCCGCCAGCAGCCGATCGGTCGCGGCCTGCTCGACCATCTCGCGCGCCTGGCAGGCGCCGGGGCAGTCGCAGTCAGGCGGCTGAAAGCAGGGTGTCTCGCTCATGCCGGGATTCTCTCGACTGTGAAAAAGTCCGCGGTGAAGATCTCCACCAGGCTGGACGACGCGGGCAGCGCGCGCCGCGCGGCGACCACCTCGGCCGGCTCGCGGCCGTCGTGATTCAGGACCGTGAGGCCCTGCCGCTTCATGGCGTCGTGCAGTTCGCGCGCGACGGCCGTGCGGGCGGCGTCGATCTCGCTGGTGACCAGGATGGTCATCGCGGCCAGGCCGCGCGGCAGAGTGCGGCGCACCGGGTGAGACCGGCCCTGCTGGGCGAGCAGAACGCGGAGCAGGCCCTCGGGGCGGACCTGGTGCGATAGCGCCGAGCGGATGGTCTCGCGATGGCAGGCGAAGGCCACCTGCAGGAGCGGCGTGGCTTTCAGCATGGCTAGTCCTCCTCGGTGAGGTTGGGGATCGGCTGCGGCCCTGACGCCGCGAAGGCGGCCGGGGGCAGAGTGAGGGCGGGGGCCTGGCCGGCCAGCTGCTCGCGCAGCCCTTTCGCCGTCGCGGCGGGCTTCAGGCCGGCGGCGAAGGCGGCCTCGCGCAGCGTGTCGAGCGAGAGGGTGGCCAGGATCTCCGGCCTATCGAGACGCGGCATCGCGGCGCCAGCCTCGATCCAGCGGCCAATCCACTGCGCCGGTGCGCCGCTGCCGCCGTAGCCGCCGCGCGCCGTGGCGGTCAGGCAGCGCGCGATGACATCGCCGGCCAGACGCCGGGCCTGCAGCGGCTCCAGCTCGCGCTGCTCTGCCCGTTCGTCCAGCAGCGTTCTGGAGACATCATCAAAGGTGACGCGCGCCGAGTAGCCCCCTGCGAGCGGTCCATGCACGGTGACGTTATTGGCGCAGAGGGTGAGCAGCAGCAGCTCCAGCAGCTCGGCTTCGTCCAGGCCGGCGGCGATGTCGCGCATCCGCTTCCCCAGCGCTTCGGTTTGTGCCTTGGCGATCAGATCGAGGCCGGCCTGCGTGATGGGGCCGCGCCCACTGGCGGGCGCCGTGGCCGTCTCTGTGTCCGCTGCCTCAGCCGGCGCGGTGGCCGGCTTTTTCTTCTCCGGCTTCGGCTTCGGCGCAGCCTGCTGAGCGACGATCGAGCCGGCGTCGGGGCCGGACTGCACCAGGCTCTTGTAGGTGACCAAGCCCTTCGGCTTCGGCCCCATCGCGTAGGCGATCCAGCCCTTTGGCAACATCGGGCCGCCCCGGCTGTCGAGTGGCACCGCCTCGACCTTGCCCTTGGACGCGGCGGCCTCGCGCTCCAGCGCCGCTGTCTGTTCACGCAGGAAGCCGGCCACATCGCGCGTGGCGAACTGATCCTCGCTGCCGGGTTGCGCGAACAGATCCTCCTCGAACACCACCTTGCTCTTGGCGATGTCGAACACGGCGCGGCCCTGCGGGATGCGCTGCTGCATGCAGGCGATGCTGAGATCGTACCAGGAGATCTCGCGCTCCTTGCCCCGCATTCTCCAGCTCGCCGGGCGCTTCAGCGCCGCCTGCTGCGTCTTCGCCGGTGCCTTGGCAATGGTCGCCAGATGCATCGTCGCGGGCATGCCGTGCAGCTGGATCTGTTTCAGGATGTCGGGGTGCAGGTGCGCCAGCAGGCTGATGCGCTGCCCCTGGCGAACGGTCAGGCCGAGCGTGCGTGCCGCGTCCTCGATCGAGTAGCCGCGCTCCTGCAGGCGCTTCACCGCTTCCCAGCGGTCCAGTTCGGACAGCGGCGCGCGCACCAAGTTGGTGGCCGCCTGGATGGCCATCTGCTCGGCGTCGGTGGAGGCGCGCACCGTGACGGGCACCAGCGACACGCCGGCCTGCTCCGCGGCGGCGAGGCGGCGATGGCCGTCGATCACTTCCCACCCGGCGCCAGCGCCGATCGGCCGCACCAGGATGGGCGTGAAGATCCCGGCAGCCGCCACGCTGTCGCGCATCATGCGGTCGGCGTCCTCGCCGGCGGACACGCGGCGCAGGTTGTCCTTGGCGGGGTGGATGTCGCCGATCGGCAGCAGCATGCCGCGCGGCGCCGACAGGTCGGCCTCCAGATCCACTTGGCGCGGCGTGGGGGCGATATCAGCCATCACGCGGCCCCCTTGTCGGCGGCTGGCTTCGTAAGGCCGAAGCGCAGGTCACGCACCTGCCCGACGGTGAGGCCGGTTTCCGCCGCAATGGTGATGATGGGGAGCTTCGCCTGCAGCATCTCGCGGGCTTCGTCCCAGATGTCGTCTGGCCGGATCGGCTTGCGCGGCGTCGTGCCCGTTGGGGCTGCCGGCGCGGCGCGCGGTGCGGCAGACGGCGGGGCAGCCGGCGGGGCGGCCGAGGCCGGCTGCAAATCGGGAGGGGGCGTGACTGGCGCCAGCGGCGGGCAGGCGGGCAGCTGCGGCGCGCGTTCCTCAACCACCGGAGCGGATGGCGCGGCGGGCGGCGGAGCATCTGGTTCGGCGTGCGTTTCGACCCGCACAGCAATCTGCGTGTCCTGCCTTGGGATGCGCAGACCAAGGCGCTTGGCCCAGCCGTAGATGACGGTCGGATGGCTGATCGCCGGGCCAGGCAGGGCGTTCAGCCGCTTGGCGATCGCCGGCAGCGTGAGGTCCTGCCGGGGCCACAGGTCGTGCAGCAGCGCCACCCGCTCGGCAGTGGCGGAGCGTGCCCTCGGATCGGTGATGACAGCCGGGGCGGCGGGCGCCGGCGAGTGGGCCGTGGCGGCGGCGGCGGCTTTGGGCGCGATCTGATCGACCGGCGCGCCGCGCGACTGCGCCAAGTCGTGCCAATACTGCCGCTCGCGTGTCAGCAGCAGCATGGCTGGCGCCGAGATCGTCAGCACCTCGGTAGTGACTGAGGGGTGCGGGGCCGTCATGAGCCGCACCGAGGTGTCGGCCAGGGTGCCGTACAGACGCCACAGCGTCTCGGCATCGGCCCTGTCTTCGGGCTTCATCGGATTTCTCCGTGGGGGATGTGAATCAGGGGAGCAGCCCGAGGGCCGCGATCACGGTGAAGACGACGGCGAGGGTGCCGACGATGACCGCCAGGTCGAACAGGAGGTCGCGCATCAACCGAGCGCCCAGTTGAGCGCCCAGGCGTAGGCCGTCAGTGCCAGGGCGACGGCGAAGCCGATGCCGCGTGAGGGGCGGGTGTCATCGCGTTCGCGGAGGGGGCCACGGGTCATGGCGCGGCGACCAGGCCAAGGCACAGCAGGCCGATTGCCAGAGCGACGCAGCTGGCGAGCAGGACTGGGCCGAAGACCGGGTGCGATTCGGCGCGGTCAGCGGCGGCTAGGGTCGACTGGAAAACAGATTGCATGGCGTCCTCCGCACAGGGGCGAAGCGCCAAAATGCCAGATTATCTGGCTACCATCAACCTAAATAGCCAGAAAAACTGGCGAACAGGAAATCTGCCCTTGACGCTTCGCGGTTGCAATGACGTAAGGTGCAATCGCGTGTTCCGTTTATGTTCTCACTTTGGAGTTAAGCGGGTGGATTGTCGTGCCAGAATGTTCGTGTGGCCTAAGGTCGGCGCGATGCCTTCGCCACCACCGCCAGAGCTTCGTCTGGGACAAAATCGGGAGCGTCTGGATCCATGCCAATTTCCCGCGCGGTCAACCGAATCGCCAGGCCGGTCGGAACCGCGTCAAGCCGTCCTCGATAGATGTAGTCGAGGGTAACGCCTGTGCGGTCGCAGAGCGCCACCATGGTCTCCTCAGCGGGTTTGTTCTCAGCCTTCTCCCAATTGACGTAGCGGGTGCGGCCGACGTCCAGCCACTTGGCCATGCCGTTTTGGTCGAGGTGCAGCTCCTCCCGGATGGCTTGGAGCCGCTTGGCGATCTGCAGGAGCATGTTGTTGGCCATGGCCAAGACATAGCGAGGAAGTCCTGGCGGGATCGCGCCAGGACTTCTGGCGGAGCTATCAAGGATTGGGTTGAAGTATGCCAGATTATCTGGCACGTTGCGTCGCATGAATGTGCTCCAGATCATCAAGGAATTGGGCGGGACGACCAAGGTGGCTGGCCGGCTCGGCTGCAAGCGCAGCGCGGTCTCCAACTGGCCGGCCGCCGGGATCCCCGCACGCTTCTGGCATGCGGTGGTCGAGTTGGGCCGGCAGGACGGCATCGAGGGCATCACCCTCGATGCCGTGATGCGCCGGCCAGGCGACGCCGAGATCTCGCTCCAGTCCGAGCGCGCTGCATGAGCGCCGCCGAACACTCGTCCAGCGCCGTGGCTGATTGTGCCGCCCGAACAGGAGCAGCGTCTGCTGCAGGCTTCTGCTCCGGCGGCGCAATCGCAGCTTGCTGCGTCCGCGCTGAAGCCTTCGTCGTGAGCATCCCCCATCCCCTCCTCACGGCGAACGGGCGGCAGCATCCCCATGCTGCCGCCCGTCCCCTGCAACCTGACTTCGTGACGGGCCGCGTCCATCTGGTCGCCGTTTCTGGTCTCTCCGATCAGGAACATGACAGCAGCAACCGAGCATTTCTCGGTCTTAGGTGGCCCGCAGAATGAGCGCATCTATTCCTACGTCCGACGACGTCGCGGACCATTTCGCCAGCTTTCTGCGCGCCCGCTTCGGCGTGATGAAGGCCGGCGCCAAGCGCCTGGCGCGGCTGGCGGGCAACGCCGATCCGCGCGCGGCTAAGAACTGGCTGGACGGCAGCAACCTGCCCCAGCTGCGCCACACCATTGAGATGATGGCTGCCGACCAGGAGGTGGAGGAAGAAATCCTCGCCCTGGTGCGGAGCCGCCGGGAGGCTTTGTGCAACAACGTGGCATCGAAATCCTCGCAGCGCTCGGTCGCTGGTATGGCTTCGGCTTCCGCACGGCCGGCGAACCCATGCCGGAACTCCGGCTAGGCGTCGTCCGCCTGCGCCTCGCCAGGCCCTCCCTGGAGGGCATGCTGAAGCGGAAAACTGACCGGCTGCGCCAGGACCGCACCCGCATCGATCCGCCGGCCAATGAGCCATGATCTCGACGCTCTGTTCTGGCGTGCCCGCCGACAGCTGCCCCGCAGCTTCTGGGGCGATGTCCTGCCCAAGCGCAGCCAGCCTCACTTCCAGGCGCTGTTCGGCATGTCCGGCTATGAGAAGCTGGACGGCGGCTTCTGGGTGCCGCAGCCGCTGCCGCGTCGTGGCCGCTCGCCGAGGCCTGGCCTGGTGATGGCCGTTCGCACGGGCGACCCGTGGGGCGGCGAGATGGCCGAGCACGGCCTGCCGCCATGGGTGCGCTACTCCCCGCAGACCAGCATCGTCACCGAGGCATCGTCGCGCCGGATGCTGGCGCGGCATGCGCTGGAGGGGCCGGAGATCCTGGATCTCTTGCTGCTGCCGGATGGTGACTTCAGCAAGGCGCCGCTGCTGCTGACCGGCATGGCGCCGGCGCTGGGTGCGGCGCGCGATTGCGTGACCTGGGAAGACCGGGCGGAGCGGCCCGTGCTGGTGGTGCGCAGCGTCGAGCGCTGGCTGCGGCGCTGGACGAATGGCGCCTGCCTGCCGCTCGGCCAGGCGGTCGAGCAGGCATCCTTCCTGCGCGGCCTGACGGGCGGCATCCACACGGAGGATGTGGCGCACGGCAGGGCACTGCAGGCGATGATGCTGCGGCCAGCCCCCGCGCTCCCCTCGATCTTCGTCGAAGCCGCCGCCGAGGAGGCCGCCTGATGCCGCAGCCCAACGTTGTGCCGCTGAATGCTGCCGTGCGCGGCGAGAAGGCCAAGAAGCGCCCGCCCGCTGCGGCCGAGATCGACGCGCCGGAGCCGGACGGCGAGGAGCCTGATGCGCCCGAGGGCTTTGGCGCCGTGGTGCCACTGGGCGTGTCCACCCGCCGGGGCATGACTGGCTATAGCTTCCTCGCTGCGGCGGGCCTGCAGGAGACGCTGTCGGCGCGCGACATGCACGCCGCCGCCTGTATTTCCTCGCTCTACGGCGGCACCACCGGCTTGCCCTGGCTGGCCAAGAAGTGGCCGCACATGGTGCCCAGCCGCACGCCAGACGGAAAGGTCATCCGCGATGAGCGCGGCTTTCCGCTGCTGCGCAAGTCGGGGGATTTCTCGGCACGCGCGGCGGGCGACGCGCTGATGGCGGCCTGCACCGCGGCTGGTCCGGTCGATCGGCGCGAGATGCGTCTGGATGGCGTCTGGACCGGCCCGGATGGCGAGAGCCTGGCGCTGCACTGTGGCGACAAGATCATGTGTGGCGATGAGGCGCACCCGCCGGGCTGGCAGCATGGCTCGGTCGTATACCTGGCCGCCGCCGCCCGCCCGCGCCCAGCGGATCAGGAAGCGACGCGCGACCAGGTGGTCCAGCTGATGCGCGACCTCGGCCTTTGGGCGTTCCAACCGGCGCAGCGCGATGTCGGCCCAGCGCTGCTGATGGGCATGATCGCCAACGGGATCCTGGCGGCGGCGCTGCCCTGGCGCCCGCACATGCTGCTGCGCGGGCCGTTCGGCGCCGGCAAGTCAGCGCTGATGCGAATGATTGCAGCGGCATGCGGCGGGGGCCTCCCGACCTCTGACACCAGCGAGGCAGCGCTGCGCCAGGGCTATGATGGTCGCGCCGTGCTGATCCCCGTGGATGAGGCGGAGGCCAATGGCACGCACATCGCCCGCATTCTGGATTTGATGCGCGGCGCCAGCGGCAGGCTCGGCGCGGTGACATCGCGCGGCGGCTCGGAGGGCGAAGCGCGCACCTTCCGCGTCAACGGCTGCTTCCTGCTGGCGGCGATCACGCCTGTGGTCCTGGCCCCGGCGGATGCCAGCCGCATCACGCTGCTGCAGCTCGCCAGGCCAGATGGGGACAATGAGCAGCGGGTGGAGGATGCGATCGCCAACGCTGCCGCGCTTTATCCCCTCCTGCTGCGTCGTTTGCAGAATCGCTTCCACGTCTACCTCGCCAACCGCGCCGCGATTCGTGGCGCGGCTGTCGAGCAGAAGGCCACCAGCCGATCGGCCGACCAGTTGGCCGCGCTGTTGGCCGGCTGGCAGGTGCTGATGGATGACAAGGCGATGGATCAGCAGGAGGCCAGCCAGCTGCTGGAGGGTTTCCGCAGCTTCTATTCGACCGAAGGCGAGACCGCTGACGAAGACACGCCGCAGCTGGTGCTGCAACACCTGCTCGCATCCCGCGTGCCGGTCGGTGACAAGCGCGAGGAGATGACCGTCTCGGCCGCGCTGTCGCGGGCCTACCTCGACCGCGACGCGCCGGATCTCTCGGACAAGTGGCAGAAGCGCCTCGGCGCGCTGCGGCTGAAGATGACCGAGGGGCGCACGCTGGATGAAGCCGGCGTCTGGATCGGCAACAACTCCCCGCCTCTGGAGGCAGTGTTCCAGGGCACGCCTTGGCAGCGCTTCGTCTGGCAGGCCCCTTTGCGGGACATCCCTGGTGCGATAGAGACTGTCTCCTCCATGCGCTTCACCTATGGTGGTAAAGCGCGGGCGGTGTGGCTTCCGCTGTCGGCGCTCGACCTGCATCTGCAGGCGTCGGTGCAGGCGTCGCAGGAACCAGGGGCATGATGTGCCCCGCGCCCCGTGGAGTTGTTCCGCGCGTTCCGCCCTCTGTTCCACCTAACTATCTGAAATTGCTTGCAGTGGAACAGTGGAACGCTGGAACAGCGGTTTCCCACGTATGGGCGAAGAACTGATCTCCGCCCCTCTCTCTCCTTTTCTCTCCATACGTAGAAACCCGTGTTCCACTGTTCCACTGTTCCAAACCCTTTATATACAATGGGTTAAGTGGAACAGAGAGTGGAACAAGGGGTGGAACGGGCCAGGACGAAGGGTCATCCCCATGACGCTCAAGCTTTCCGCTCCCGATGTCGTGCCCGGTGCAGCCTGGTGCATGCCTGATGATGCCGCCGACCAGCCGCAGCCGGCTGACGTTCGGCCGTTCCGCAGCGCGTGCTATGGCGCGGTCGAGACCCGCCAGCAGCACCCCGAGCGCTACCGTGATCTTGGCGAGGGCCATGCCGCAGGCTGGTGCCTCCGCCAGCTGGGGGCTGCCGAGAAGCTGGAGAAGCACTGGCGGGGCGCGCTGCCGCTGCGTGGCCTGCCGCGCAGCTTCGGCGATTGGGGGTCGAGCGGCGGCACGCTGAACGAGGATCAGGTGGCCGCGTGCCAGGCGGCGTGGACCGCTTACGACACGGCGATGGGATATGTGGAGCGCGACTGCGGCCATGAGCACGCAGGGGCGCTGCGCATGGTCGTGGTCTACAAGGAGCCGAGCCGCCTGGATGGCGCATGGCGAGTTCGGGAGGCACTGACCTTCCTTGCCGATCACTGGGGGCTTGACGTCCACGGCCTTGAAAGGCGATAAGCGACCGCTGCCATAGCTGCGCCCGGACGGTTCTACCGCCCGGGCGTTTCCGATTCTGGCCGATGGAGGGTGCCGCGTGACCGAGCCGGCAATGGCCGGGCGGCCGCCTGCCCCCTCGACCCCGCGCAACAATGTTGCGCGCAACAATATTACGCGGGTCCTCCCCGGGGTGCCCCCCTACCAGGGGTAATTCGAACCCCGGTCGGAACCCGAGTTTGTTAAGCAAAACAATGGCTTCTGTTTCTGTTCCTGTTTCCGTCCCGGGAGGCTGACCATGACGCTGCTGGTCAATCTGGCAGAGATGGCCCGGACGCTGGACGTGTCGCTACCGACCATGCGTGACCTGCTGGTGCGTCATCCGGACTTTCCGGTCGTCCAGCGCGGGGGCACGGGGGCTATCTGGCAATTCGACCCGGTCGCGGTGATCGAGTTCATGACCGCCCGGCGCGAGGAAGAAGCCGCCGCCGAGGCAGCGCGCAGTGAGCAACTCGCGCAGCTTTCCTTCGGCGGCGCCGACCTGACGCCGGAGGGCGAGCGCAACTTCAGCGCCGCCGACCGGCTGAAGAACGCCAATGCGATGCTGAAGGAAGACGAACTGCGCAAGCAGCGCGGCTTCCTGGTGCAGACCAGTGACATGCGGCAGCGGCTGACCGCCGCCTGGACGCCGCTGACCCAGGCGCTGAACGCGCTGCCCTCGGCGATAGGCCGCCAGCACAACCTGCCGGAAGCCGTGATCCGCGACATGCGCCGGTACATGCACGGCCAGCAGACGCAGCTGCGCGACCGCCTGCGGGACCTGCTGGCGGATGATGTGCCCGAGACCGGAGAGGACGATGCCCCCGAAGCAGCATGAGCCGGCTGGCTTCCCGTATGCGGATGCCGGAAAGCTGCTTCGCGAGACCTTCGACGCCTTTCTGCCGCCCAAGCGCATCACCGTTGCCGAGCATGCCAGCCAGCATCGCTGGGTGAAGTCGGCCATCGGCTCGCACATGCAGCTGTGGAGCCACGAGACGGCGCCGTACCTGACCGACATTATGGAGGCGCTGACCTCCGGCGAGCACGACACGGTTGCGGTGGTCGGGCCCGGCGCCTGCGGCAAGACGATGGTGGCCGAGAACTGGCTGCTGCACAGCATCGATGCCGACCCTGCGGACCTGCTCTGGTACATGCAGACCGACCCGGCGAAGGAAGCCTACGTCAAGGGCCGCATCGAACCGATGCTGGAAGCCCATGCCAAACTGATCGGGCATCTGCGGCACGGCCGTGACAGCGTCGAGTTCAAGCGCTTCGCGCAGATGCGGGCCGAGTTCCTGGCCTTCACGCACAACAACCTGATCAACAAGCACGTCGCCCGCATCGTCGCGGACGAGATCGACGCCTACGACAAGGCGCTGGGCGACGCGATGGAGCTGCTGAACCCCCGTCGCCAGGCGGCCGGCGCGGACTCCATGCTGCTGGCCATCTCGCACCCCGACCTCGGCCTGCCGATCCAGGCGCCGCGCGATCGGCAGCGCGGCATCATGGCGGTCTATACCGACAGCGACCGGCGGGCTTACTGGTGGCCTTGCCCGCGCTGTGGTGGCTTCAGCAGCCCGAACCCTGGCACCAGCCAGCGCATGGTGATCGACTACCGCGCCGATGCGCCACTGGACGTGATCCAGGCCGAGGCGCGGCTGCTGTGCCCGCATTGCGGCGGTCTCATTGAGGACCACGAGCGCCGCGCCATGCACGGCCACGCGCACTGGGTGGGGTTGGGCGAGGAGATCAACGACGACGGCCGCATCAGCGGCGCCCGGCGGCGCATGAACAAGGCCGGGTTCTGGATTGTCGGCGCCATGTCGCCCTTCGTGAAGGACGGCATCGGCGGTCTGGCACGGGCGCGGGTCGCGGCCGAGCGGACGCTGGCAGCCAGCGGCGAGGAGCAGGGCCTGCGCACCGTCATGGTGAAGTCCTGGGGCGAGCCCTACCAGCCGCCCCGCAATGTCGGCACGGTGGACGCGCAGGCGCTGGCAGAGCGGGCCGAGCCCGCCACGCTGTGCCCGCGTGGCTACGTGCCGGAAGGCGTGCGTGGCATCACGGTCGCTGTCGACAACCAGCTCAACCGCTTCGAGCTGCTGGCGCGCGGCTGGGGGCAGGGGCTGGAGTCCTGGATCATCGAGCATCTGGTGATCGAGGCGGACCCGGCGACCAACCCGGACGATTGGGACAGCCTGCTGCAGCGGATGGCGACGCTGGCCTATCCGCTGGCGGACGGCTCCGGCCGGGCCATGCGGGTGAAAGCCGGCGGCTTCGACAGCTACGGCGCGCCCGGTGCGACAGAACAGGCCTACGCCGCGTGGCAGCGCGCCAAGCGGGCGGGGCTGGCCCGCAACACTGGCAAGGTGCAGGGGCGCGACGCCTGGAACCTGGTGCCCATGAAGGGCGCCTCCGGCTCCAACGCGCCGCGGCTGTCGCTGAACTACCCGGATACGCAGCGCAAGGACCGCCAGGTGGCGGCGCGGGGCGAGGTGCCGGTGCTGATGTTCAACCCGAACATGGCCAAGGACGCCCTGTCGGCGCAGCTGACGCGGGTCGAAACCGGGCCGGGGCATGTGCACATCCCGGAATGGCTGCTGAGCCCCGAGCCGCCGCATCTGTTCCTGGAACAGCTGGCGGCCGAGAAGCGCGACAGGCGCGGGCAGTGGACCAAGATCGCCGCATCGGCTCGCAATGAGGGCACCGATCTCATGGCGATGGCCGAGGCGGTGGCCCGGTTGCACGGCATCCACCGGGTGAACTGGGAAGCGCCGCCCGCCTGGCTGCAGGAGTGGGAGCGCAACTCGATGATCATCGCCTGGAACCCGCCGGAAGCGGCGGCCGAGGGCGCGGATGAGCGGGTGGTAAGCGCGCCGGCGGCGGCTGCCGCCCTGGCGGTGCGGCGGCGGGCGCCGCTGCGGCGGGTCGGGCGGTCTTCGTTCATGGGTTGAAGGGGAAATGGCATGGCGGGGCTGATCGATATCAAGCTCGATACGGCCCCGCTGGCCGGTTTCGTCGACCGCTACGCCAGGCGCGTGCGCTACGCGACCTACACGACGCTGAACCGCACGGCGGTCCAGGTTCGTCAGGATGAGCAGGAGGAAATGCGGCGGGTCCTGGACCGGCCGACGCCCTACACGCTCAACTCGATCGGCATCGATTACGCCAATCGCGACAACCTGGTCGCCAAGGTTCGCTTCAAGGACGGCCTGGGCAACAAGAACCGCTGCGCCGAGCGCTGGGTGGGCCTGCAGGCGCGTGGCGGGCGGCGCGGCATGAAGGCCTCGGAAGGCGTGCTGAGCCGCAACGTGCTGGGCGGCCGGCAGGTCTACCTAGTGCCGACGAAATACGCGCCGCTGGACGCCTACGGCAACGTCAGCCGGGGTGCCATCGTCAAGATCCTGTCGTCCATCCGGGCGCTTGGGGAGAACTCGCGCAGCACCACCCGCAAGAGCCGCGGCGGGCGGCGGGCGGAGGAATACTTCGCCGTCTACGACAAGCGGCCCGGCCTGCCGCCGGGCATCTACCGCCGGCTGCGCACCGCCTTCGGCAACGGCGTGCTGCCGATCTTCTTCTTCGCGCGCCAGGCACCGAACTACAGCACGCGCTTCGACTTCGACGGCGTCGCGCGGCGCTCCGTGCAAGAGCACCTGCAGGCCAACTGGGCGGCGGTGCTCGCCGAACCCTGATCCCTGAACATGATGGAGGCCTGCATGTCCGACCTGAGCACGGTGCAGGTCCAGACTGCGCTGTCGGATGCTCGCGCGAGGCGCGAGCGGCTGCTGCGGCAGATGACGACCGGCCTCAGCCAAGTGACCAATGCCGATGGCAGCGGCCTGCGCTACGAATCCTCCAGCGAGCGCGCCAAGGCGCTGCGGATGGTCGATGATGAGATCGCCCGGCTGGAGCGGCAGACCGGCCAGCGCCGGCGGCGGGCGCAGGTGGTCTACTACGGCGGCGGCAAGGGGCTCTGACGATGTCGGACACCTCGGGCTTCGCGCCGACCTCGGGCGGGCAGGGGGCGGGGTTGGAAGCCGGCGCCGCCAGCCGTCGCCTGCGTTACTGGCGGCCGAACGCCGCGCACATCAACTCGCTGATCGCCCAGTCCGGCGAGACGGTGCAGCAGCGGTCGCGCTGGCTGACCCGCAACAACTCTTACGCCATCAACGCGGTGGACTGGTGGGCCAACCGGCTGGTCGGCGCCGCGGGCATCTCGCCCTCCTGGGTCGGTACTACGGCCAGCCTGAAGCGCGCGCTGCGCCAGGCCTGGGACGACTGGACGGATGAGGCGGACGCCGAGGGGCTAACCGACTTCTACGGCCTGCAGCGCCGCGCCGCGCGTGAGATCTTCATCGCCGGCGAAGTCTTCCTGCGGCTGCGCTATCGCCGCCCGGAAGACGGCCTCAGCGTGCCGTTGCAGATCCAGATGCTGCCGTCCGAGATGCTGGACCCCAACGACAACCGGCGCCTGAGCAACGGCAATACGGTGCGGCAGGGGATCGAGTTCGATGTGATCGGCCGCCGGGTCGCCTATCACTTTTACCGCCAGCACCCGGCTGATACGACCGAGCAGCGGGCGATTGGCGGGCAGAAGACCCGGGTGCCGGCAGCCGAGGTCCGGCACCTGCTGGACCCGGTCGAAGCCGGCCAGCTGCGCGGCCTTTCACGGTTCTCCAACGTCATCGTCAAGCTGTTCGTGCTGGACCAGTACGATGATGCCGAGCTGGAGCGGAAAAAGACCGCCGCGCTGAATACCGGCTTCATCGAACCGGGCGAGGACTTCGACGAAGATCTGGGCGAAGCGCCGCCTGACGGCTCCGGTGCTCTGGCCACCACAGGCAGCGATGGCGTGATCGAGGTCCGGCTGGAGCCCGGCGGCATGCAGGTGCTGCGTCGGGGCGACAAGGTTACCTTCAACACGCCGGCAGACGTCGGTGGCAACTACGAGGCCTTCCAGTACCGCAACTTGCTGGCCGTCGCGGCGGGCCTTGGCGTGCCCTACTTCGCGCTGACCGGCGACACCAACAAGGCCAACTACTCCAGCCTGCGCGCCGCCCTGGTGGATGCCCGGGCACGCGTCGAGGCCTACCAGTTCTCCGTGATGGTCTTCGGCATGTGCCGGGCCGTGGCGCAGGCCTGGCTGGAACAGGCGGTGCTGGCGGGAGCGGTGAAGGGGCTGACCCCGCAGGTCTACCTGCCGAACCGCGCCAAGTTCCGTCGCATCCGCTGGATGACGCCGGCCTGGCAGTGGGTCGATCCGCTGAAGGACATGCAGGCCGACGTGCTGGCCGTGCAGAACCTGTTCCGGTCGCCTTCCGACGTCATGGAATCCGCCGGCTACGACGCCGAGGAAACCGACCGCCGCACAGCGGAAGACCAGAAGCGGCGCCGCAAGCTCGGCATCGCCCCCACCACCAAGAGCGGCGAGCCAACCCAGCCTGTCGAGCCGGAAGCGCCCGACGATGACGACCGGAACACAAACGAGGAATAGGTCATGCAAGAGTTGCTGATGCATGTCAGGGAGCGTCTGTGCGACGCGCCGCTGATGGTGCACGAGCGCAAGCTGCAGGCCGTGCTGGGCGGCCTGGCGCCACGCCTGGGCCTCGCCCCGCGCGCCTTCAGCGACGATGACGAATGGGCACAGCGGCAGCCGGACGTGGTGCGCAAGCCCTACCGGGTCACCTCGGCCGGCATCGCCCTGGTGCCGGTGGTCGGGCTGCTGGTGAACCGCTCCGGCCAGATGGACGCGACCAGCGCGCCGCTGCGCTCCTACACCGCCATCCGCGCCGATCTGCGCATGGCGATGGCGGACACGGCCGTGCGCGGCGTGGTGCTGGACATCAACAGCCCGGGCGGCGAGGCGGCCGGCTGCTTTGAGCTGGCCAATGAGATCGTGGCGATGCGGGCAGTCAAGCCAATCGTCGCGGCGATCAACGCCTACGCTTTCAGCGCCGCCTATGCGATCGCCGCCGCCGCCAGCCACATCTTCATCCTGGAAGGCGGCGGGGCCGGCAGCATCGGCGTGCTGGTGGTGCACATCGATCAAACCGCCCGCGACGGCAAGGAAGGGCTCGCCTACGAGTTCATCTTCGCCGGCGCGAAGAAGGTCGACGGCAGTAGCCACCTGAAGATGAGCGAGGCCACCCGGGCCGACATCACCGGGCTGGTCCACCGCCTCTACGACCGTTTCGTCGGCCAGGTCGCCAGCGCCCGCGGCATCCCCGTCGATGCCGTCCGCGCCACGGAAGCCGGCTGCTTCTACGGCCCCGAGGCCGTGCAGCAGCAACTGGCCCAGCAGCTCGGCACCCTCGACGACGCGATCGCCGAAGCGACGCGCCGCGCGGACGCCGTGACCACCCCCAGCGCGCCAGGCACCCCGCCGCGCGCCCCCTCCAGCATGGAACATCCGATGACCACACAGGAGACGGCCGCGCCGGGCACCCCCGCCGCGACCACCACGCCCGCGACCGGCGCCGCGCCCGCGCAGGGCGCCGCCCCCGCGCCGGGCACGGCGCCGCAGCAGGGTGGCGCCACGCCGCCGGCCGTTGGCCTCAGCGTCGAGGACTGCGCCGACATCGTTGAGCTGTGCGCCATGGCCGGCCAGCCGGGCCAGGCCGCCGGCTTCATCCGCGCCGGCAAGAGCCGTGGCGAGGTGTCCGAGGCCCTGCTGCGCGGTCGCGCCGCCGGTGCCCAGCAGGAGACGATCAGCACCGGCCACGGCCTGCGCGATCAGACCCAGCAGCGCAGCAGCGACCCGGCCGACCCGGACGGCTGGGGTGCCTCTCACGCCCGCGTCTTCGGCCAGTAAGGAGCCAGAACCATGCTGACCATTCTGACCGGCCGGGGTGCCGGCTGCTTCATCGCGGGGGAAGCCAATTTCTGGCGCTCCCGCAGCCACGAGACTTTCGCCGCCGGGCATACCGGTGTCGCCGGTACCGTGGTGGGCCGCATCACGGCGACCAAAAAGCTGGTGCCGCTGACGCCGGGCGCGGACGACGGCAGCGAGAATGCCGTGGGCGCGATCTTCGATGCCGTCGACGCCACGGCCGAGGACAAGCGCGTGGTCCTGCTCGGCCGCGACTTCGAGGCCGATGGCGCCCTGCTGAGCTGGCCCGCCGGCATTTCCGATCCCGACAAGGCCGAAGCCGTCGCCGCCCTGGCGGCGCTCGGCATCGTGGTGCGCTGAAGGACACCTGACCCATGCCCGCCCTCGACATTCTGAACAACAGCGTGTTTCAGCCGATCCCGCTGACACGCGCCGCCCGCCGGCTGCCCTTTCAGCCCCAGTTCCTCGGCAGCCTTAACCTGTTCGAGGTGGACCGCATCCGCACCGACAAGGTCGCGATCCGGGCGCTGGACGGCAAGCTGACCCTGATCCCGACCACGGAGCGCGGCGGTGACCCGGTGTTGGGCCAGGACGACCAGGGGACGGAGGTCTACTTCAAGACCCCCCGTCTCGCGAAGCGCCAGCGCAAGCAGGCGCATGAGCTGCAGAACCTGCGCAGCTTCGACAGCCCGGACGAATTTGTCGCGGTGCAGGATGAGATCACCCGCATCCAGGGCAGCCAGCGCCAGGACATGGAGCTGACCCACGAATTTCACCGGCTCGGCGCCATCCAGGGCAAGCTGATGGACGCGGACGGCACCACGGTGCTGGCCAACTTCTACACCCGCTTCGGCATCACTGAGCCTGAGCTAATCGACTTCGAGTTGGACGATCCGAAGACCGACGTGCGCGGAAAGTGCAACCAGGTCACGCGCGCCATGCGCTCGGCCAGCAAGGGCGCCATGGTCCCCTCCAGCCGCGTGATGGCGCTGGTTGGCGACAACTTCTTCGATGCGCTGATCGGGCATGAGAAGGTGCGGGAGACCTACAAGGCGCAGGAAGGGGCGCGCCTCCGCGAGGGGACCGCCTACGGTTCGCTGGACTTCGGCGGCATCACCTGGGTGAACTATCGCGGCACCGACGATGGCAGCAAGATCGCCATCAACATTGACCAGGCGCGGTTCTTCCCGGTCGGTGCGCCCGGCGTGTTCGGTGTGGCGTTCTCCCCCTCTGAGAGCGAGGAGTTCGTCAACACCCCGGGCCAGGACATCTACAGCATGATCGTGCGCGATCGGGACCGCGGGTTCTGGTTCCAGCCGGAAATCTACAGCTACCCGTTCCACTACTGCCAGATGCCGCAGCTGCTGCTCCGCGCGAAGAAGTTCTGAGCGCGCCGCCATGGACGATCCCTTCGCCATGGCGGCCGAGGACATCGCCGCTTCCGAGTTGGGCATCGATGCGATGTACCAGCTCGCCAGCGGCGGCCCGGCGTTTCCGGTTCGGATGGTGCCGAGCGAAGTCGAGGAACAGGTCGACAGCGCATTCGGCAATGGGCCCGGCGTCATGGCGATCCGCGTCGAGTGGATCGTCACCGCTGCCGCGCTGAAGGGCAACCGCCCGCAGAAGGGCGACCTGGTGGCCAAGGGCGGCGAGTCCGGCTGGATCGTCGAGGCGGTCCGGCAGGATACCCGCCGGGTTCGCTACTACCTCTATCTCGGCCGGCAGAACTGAGGGCATCCCATGACCCGCACCCCACTCCGCGAGACGGTCTACGTCACGCTCACGGACGCCCTGCGGCAGGCTCTGACGGGCGTGGTGGTGGATCGCAACCTGGCCGACCCGCCTGGCAGCGGTGACGACGTTGTCTACCCTCGCCTGAATTCAATCGACGGCCGCCACGTCACCAACGACACCGAGACGGCCGGCGAGGTGCTCTACAGCTTCGAGTGGATCGTCGAAGGCTGGGTGAGCAGTCAGTACGCGTCCGACCGCGCCATGATGGGCACCGCCCTCAACCTGCTGCAGGCGCGCGTCTCGGAAGCCGTGGTGCGGGATGAGCCGCTGCTGGTGCAGCACCAGGATGGGGTACTGGAGATCTGGGTGGATGAGCCCGACCTCGACATCGCCATCCAGGGCGTCCTGCTCAACTCGGCGCCGACCGCCTCTTTCATGCAGACCTACACGACCCAGGTCCGCTGGCCGCGCGGCCGGCCCTTCATCGATCTGCCCTGACCGGGCTGCCATCGCTCCGGCGCCGCTGCGCGCCGCAACCCCTGGAGACCTCCATGCCCAACTCCGCATCCTCGGCCGCCGCGCAGGCGGCTGCCGAGCCCGAGGCCCTGGCCGTGCCGCTCGGCCCGGCGATCACCGTGCTGCCCGCGCTCAAGCGCGTGGTGGCCGTCAAGGTCATCCCGCGCGACGTCGGCCCCGACATCGCCCCGGGCCAGTCGGTCATGCTGCCCGGCAGCGTCGCCGACGCCGCGATCGAGGCCGGCCAGGCGCGCGACGCCGATGCCGAGCCCGCCGGCAAGTCCAAAGCCTGAGCCCCGGGGCGCTACGCGGCGCCCTTCGTGATTCCAGCAGCAGGAGAACTGGCCCGTGGCCGAGACCATCCGCATCAAGCTTTCGGCCATGGCCGTGAAGACCGAGACCACCGCTGGTCTCGACGCCTTCGGCGGCAGCGTGCCGCTGTCCAGCGACTTCGTCGCCGGTGAACTGACCTTCACCCTGCCGCAGCAGACCGTGGAGGACATGACCGCCACGGGCAGCCTCGACAGCAACGCGCCGATCCCGACCGGCATCCGGCCGCAGCTGACCGTGCGCATTCCGCTGCGCGGCCCCGGGCAGGCCGGCGTCCCTCCTGAGTTCGGCCGGCTGCTGACCGCCTGTCGCTTCGAGGAAGTGATCCAGGCGGCAGTCGGCGCCCCGACCGCGGCGACCGCCGGCAGTGCGACCTCGGTGACCCTGGCCGCGCCCTTCGCCGCCACGGCACAGGCCTATCGCGGCATGCCGCTGATGCTGACCGGCAACCCCGCCGTCGGCGACGTGACGCCGATCCTTGACTACACCGCCGGCCGGGTGGCCACGCTGGGCGAGACCTTCAATCCGGTGCTCGGCGCCACCACGCTGGTGCAGATTCCGAACAACGTCCTGTACCGGCTGACCGACGATGAGACGCTGATCCGTCCGGTCACCATCTACGGCTATCGCGGCGGCATCCGCTGGCGCTTCACCGGCTGCAAGGGCTCCGTCGCGCTGGCCATGACCGCCGGCCAGCCGGCCTTCCTGACCTTCACGCTGCGCGGCCAGCTGCTCGGCGCCTACGAGGCGGCGCCCCTGCCGACCGGCTGGAACCAGGTGTCCCGGCCGCAGCCGCCGAACTGGTCGAACGGCCTGTCCCGCCTGGACCGCGCCGTGGCCCGTTGTGCCAGCTACGGCTGGAACGCCAACAACACGATGTACGACCCGGAGAACCCCGAGGGGCCGCAGGGCTTCGACCCGCCGGAGATCACCGGCGCCAGTGGCTCGGTGACGATCGATCCCTTCACCACCACCAGCAACAGCCCGAGCCGCTTCGGCAAGTTCCAGGTCGGCACCGCCATGCCCTTCGCCGGCATGCTCGGCGCCACGGTGGGCAACCGCTTCACCATCGCCAACCCGTCGCTGCGCATCACCGCCTACGAGGATGCCAACCGCGGTGAGATGGGCGTCGACAACCTCACGCTGATGCCGGACGTCCCCGGCGCCGGCATGTTCCTCAGCTGCTGGTAAGGGCCCGACATGAGCAGTGCAGTCGTGACCGGTGCGGGCTTCCGCATCGTCAAGGATCTGGGCGGCCGGAAGTACACTCTGGCTGCCCTGAGCTACGGCGAGGCCGGACGCATGAGTGAGGCCTCGGCGGTCAGCATGCGGCCGCCACAAGCTGTCATCCTGGAAGAAGTGCGCGAGGCGCTGAAGCGCCTCGACAAGGCGGACCTGGTCCAGAAGGTGGATGCCTTCGAGGAAGCCGAGGTGCACTTCCAGGCCACTATGCTGGCGCATGGCGGCAGCGACAAGGAAGGCCGAGCGGAGATTGCCGAGGCGCGGGAGCGCCTGTTGCGCGCGCAGATCGGCTACCGCTCGGCCGAGTGGCTGACGCGCGAAGATCCGGCGCTGAAGGATCTTCGCAGTCTCGACGGTCGCCTCGGCCGGGAGGAGCACGTCGCCATGCTGGTGGCCAGCCTGCGCGGCTGGGAGGGTGAGGGCTTGCCAGCCTTCCCGGGCGACAAGCTAGACGCTGAGTTCATCACGACGCACCTGCCGGCTGGCGATGTCGCCGCGCTGGGCATCGCCGCACTGGCGTTGATGAGCCCGACCAAGGAGGCGGTGGGAAACTGAAAGCGGCCCTGGCCGTCGCCCGGGCGGCGCCAGGGGCTTACCCGCAGACTGCCCGGCCGCCGGAGGGCGGCAACTGGTTCGCTGGCGGGCGATGGTGGAAGATCAACCCGCGCTACGCCATCCCGCCGGCCTACTTCCACGTCGTGCGGCTCTGGAACCGCTGCCAGGGTGGCATGGGCGGCTTTGCGCAGCTGCCGGAGCCGGGGGGCATCAATGCCCAGCCGGCCTGGCTGATGGACGCCTTCGCAGTGTTATCCGCTGAGTCTGCAAAGAATAATCGACCGAGTGAGACAAATTGATGCCAAGGTTTATCTTCGTATCGAATTAATTCCCATGGCGTGGCGTGCATCGTTAATGAAGTTGTCCAGAGACATAAAGTCGGATTCCAGCGCTTTTCTATGCGCTGGCATACGATCTGCAAATGAATGCAGCGCATCGGCAATTCGAACTAACGTATTTTGTTTTTCCTGTAAGTTAAATTCGGGTGGAATATCGATGAAGATAGTATTGAGATCGTCTCCCAGATCTTCCAAATTTTTATTGAGAGCGACAAGAGTGGTGGTTGGTCTCCTCACAACATCACGAGGTAAGAGGATTATAAGCTTTGAATAAATTGCTGGCATGCTCGCAGCCACTTGCCGAATTCTCTCTTTTTTTGTGTTCCAAGAATGAGAAAAAGCCCTGAACTCGTCACGACTAATTTCTATTATCTGCTCTGCCGAACTGGGGTTATTCGACATTCTCTGAAGCAGGTCGTTCATTTGTTTTGAGAACGTCTCGAAGTCATCTCCGATCGATTCAATTAGCGAAAGTGCATCGAGCTGCAAGGTTGCTGTCGAAACAACTGAATTGAGGCGTTCGGTAAACAATATTTTTCTGAACTCAGCTTCTTGTTGTCCGTATGAAACCCATGCCTGCGTAAGCGACGCAGCGCACGCAAGCGCTGCAACTATTAATCCGCCGAGTGGCAATGCAATGCTTGATTCTAAAGGCGTTTTTCTAGACTTCTCATGTTCAGACAATACGATTCTCCCGATTTGATATCGGAATGTTTTATCGCATTCCAGCTTTCTTCGAGCATCGAAATCAACTTGGAATTCGGTCGAAACGTAACGTTTCCGTCCCACAACACAGGCGCCTTTGGGCGCCTTCTTTTTTGAGGGCATCCGATGTCTGGAACCGCCGGCAAACTAGTTGCTGAACTCAGCACGTCCGGCGTAGCGCAGGTCGATGCCGACTTCGCGCGCTTGGAAGGCCGGCTTGGCACCCTTGCCGGAGCACAGCGCAAGTACGAACAGGATGTCGCGCTGGTGCAGCGCACGATGGAGAAGAATCCGGCGCTGATCGAGCGCGGCACGCAGGCACTGGATGCACTGCACTCCAACTTCCAGCGCGGCACGACCTCGGCTAGTGGCTTCTCGAACGCAGTGGGCGAACTAGGCGGCAGCCTGACCAGCATGGCTGGGCGGCTTGGTCCGGCAGGCAGTGCCCTTAGCGCTTTCGGCCCGGCCGGCTTGGCTGCAGCGGCAGGTCTTGGCGCTTTGTCGGTAGGGCTGGTCCAGGTCGCAAAGGCCGGCGACGATATGGTGGCCTCGCTTGGCCGCATCAACAGCGCCACAGGCAGCATGGAGCAAACCGCGGTCGTCTATGACCGGTTGTATAAGCTGAGCCTGCAGACCGGCCAGGCCGTGTCTGAGGGCGTGACCCAGTTTCAGCGCTTCTCCATCGCGACGAAGGAAGTCGGCGCGACAAACGACCAGGCTATTCGCTTAGTTGAGACCATGCAAAAGGCTGCCATCGTTGGCGGTGCCAGCGGCCAGGAGGCGGCGGCGGGTGCTCTGCAGCTAGGTCAGGCGCTGGCCTCCGGCGTGCTGCAGGGCGATGAACTGCGCTCCCTGCTGGAGAACATGCCGAACCTCGCCGTGGCTCTGGCCCGCGAGCTGGGGGTCGGTGTCGGCGAGCTGCGCAAGATGGGCTCGGAAGGCAAGTTGACGGCAGACACCGTGCTGCCGGCGTTGCTGCGCGCTGGCGAGGCGATCAACGCCGAGTACGAAAAGATGCCCGTCACCATGGCGCGGGCCTTCGACCAGATGACGGTGGCCAGCAGTAACTTTCTGGCCCGGATGGACCAGGCCATCGGCCTGTCGCAGCGTCTGGCACAGGGCTTGGCCGCTGCGGCCCGCGCGCTTGACGGAGCGACGGTGCGTGCATTCCCCAGCGCGCCAGATGCTGAGGCCGCACGGACCAGTGACCTTTCCGGGCGCGCGGACTACCTGCGCAGCCGTATCCGGGCGGTAGAAGCGCCCGGCCCGTCTCTGACCGCGCCGACCGGAGGTTATGCGCGCCGAGCCCAGATCGTGGGCAACCGCAATGCTGGCGGCGATCTGGCCGCTGACATGCGTGAGGAACTGGCTCAGGTCGAAAAGCAGCTGCAGGAGTCGAACGCGGCGCGGCTGGCACTCCTTCGCGAGGGGCGCGAGGATGAACAGGCCGAGGCGGCGGACGCGGCTGCAAAGCGCCTGGAGAACCAGCGGCGTCAGAGCGAGACTCAGCTGACGGCTTTGCGCACGAGCCTCGATAAGGATTTCGCAACCCGCCAGGCATGGGAAAAGCGCGTCAAAGAGATCAACGCGCTGATCGATAGGCCAGGCGGCGTCTCGGCGGTCGAAGGGCAGCGTCTGATCGCGCTGGCCACCACGGAACGCGATGAAGCGCTGAAGAAGTTGGACGGCACGGCGAAGCGTGATGCCGAAGCTCGCACTGCTGAATCCAAGGCGCGGCGTGAGGCGCTGAAGGCTGAGAAGGAAGCCGCGGCCGAAACGCTGAAGATCTACGACCAGCTGCGCATCAGCAGCCGTAGTGAGCTGCTGTTGGGCACGGACGGCGATGCCCGGTCGGAACAGGCCATCCTGACGAAGATCCGGGGGACTGCCCTGGACCCCGACGTGCAGAAGCGTGCCCGGGAGAAAATCGAGCGTGATCAGAAGTCGTCGCAAGAGAAGCAAGAGCGCCTGATCGAGCGTAGCACAGACAGCGTCGTTGAATACTCCGCCGACCGCTTCGCTGATCTGTTCAACAAGAACGGCGCCGGCTGGGCCGGCATGCTGGAGACCTTCGAAAGCACGGCCAAAAGCACCTTCGCCCGCATCGCGGCCGAGGCGATCATCCGACCGATCGTCACGCCCATCGTCACATCCTTGATGGGCGGTGCGGCAGCGGTCGCGGGTAGTACGGGGGCGCCCGGCGCCACGCCGGGCAGCGTGGCGGGGGCCACGGGCCTCTCGACGATGGATGCCGCCAAGCTACTGGGCAAGACCTTCACTGGTGGCGAGGGTGGCCTCTACAAGACCGGCTTCGCGTCGGTGGACGGGGTCATTAATAGCCAGGCCTACTCCGGCTTGAACGGGTCATCGGTTTCCTACGGCCAGGCGGCGACTGGCGCTCTGGGTGTGGCTGGCGGCGCCTATGGCATCTACCAAGGCTTCCAGACGGGTGGCGCGAAAGGGATCGCGCAGGGTGTCGGCGGTGCTGCCTCCATGGCAGGTGGTGCGGCCGCGCTGGCTGGCGGTGCGGGCGCCTCGGCAGCGCTTGGTGCCATTGCCGTCGCGGCGCCCTACGTCGCTCTGGCCGCGCTCGCTGCCAGCTATTTCCTGGACGGGCAGAAGCCCAGCGACAAGACGGGGGTGTACCGCGGCAACCTGCAGACCGGGCTTAGCAATGTCGGCGGCCTGACGGGGGACCGCTTCAGCCAGGAGAACCGCGACCTCGCGTCGAACCTCGGCAAGTCGGTCAGTGACATGGCGGCGAGCCTGCGCGGTGCGCTGGGCGTGTCGCAGACTCCGTTCAACTTCGAGATCGCCGCCGGGGCGCGCGATGGCCTGATCGGCTCCTACGGCGGGCGAGAGCGCTCATACAAAAACGACGAAGCTGGCGCGAAGCAGCTGATCGCCGAGATGACGGCGGCGATCATCGAAAGCATGAAGGGCATGGCGTCCGTCGAGGTGCAGTCCGTCATCAATGCCAGCGGCGGCAACGTCGAGACCACGCTGGCGAACCTCGACTTCTACAACGGCCAGTACAAGGAACTGTCCAAGCCCTTGGAGCAGGCGCGGACGGGGCTGGAGAACTTCGAGGCCGGGCTGGTGTCGTTGACCGCACAGTGGGCAGCAGCGATCAGCAAGGCGCAGGAGTTGGGTCTGGCCACGGACGGACTGGCCAAGCGCCAGCAGGAGGCCATCGACGCCGCCCGGGCGGAGGTTGCCAAGGGCTACGACCAGTCGATGTGGCAGTCGCAGGGCCGGGGCTACATTCAGGGTCTGCGCGACATCCGGGAGAACTACGAGACCAACTCCAGCCTGTACCGCAGCGTCGGCCGCAATCCGGAGGATCTGTACAACTCGCAGGCTCGGGCGGCGCTGGGCCAGCTGACGGAAGCCCAGTTGCAGGACATCGCGCAGAGCTTCGTCGGCTGGGACGACGCCATGGCAGTGCTGGCGCGTGAGGTACTGGCCAACACGAAGGCGACCGTCGACTCCACGGCGGCGACTGAGGCGGCGCAGCGGGCAGCGATGAACGTCCGCTCCACCAACTACAGCCTCTGGGACCGTATCCAGAACGCGAATGGTGATGCGGAATCGCTCGGCGGCCGGCTGCAGATCTTCGACCGCCGGGCGGAGATCGAGCGGGCGAACGCTGCGAGAGACGGCGCGACGGACGTGCTGCTGCTGGAGCGGACTTTCGCGGAGGAGCGGCTGGCGATCGAGCGCGACTTCAATCGCCAGGCCGCCGACCTCGCCCAGCAGCGGGTGGAGACGGCGCTCAACGCCGAGTTAACGGGCCTGCAGCGACTGAAGGCGGAAGCCGGCACGCTGCAGTCCTTCCTCGGCGATCAGGCGATCGGCGGGGCAGGGGTGTCGCCGCAGCAGGCGTTCCAGGCGGCGCAGGCGCAGTTCCAGGAAGCGCTGACCGCTGCCCGCAATGGTGGCGATCTTGGCTCCTACACCTCGGCGGCGAACAACCTGCTGAACGCCAACAGCAACTTCAACGCGACCGGGGAGCAGGCGGCGATGATGCGCGAGATGGTGCTGTCGACCACGCGGAGCCTGGGGGCGTCACTGAACCTGCCCGGGTTCACCGACAACCTGGCGGCCGGGCTGGAGCGGGTGATGGTGCCGAACACCGATGCCGTCACAACGCTGACCCGGTCTGTCGATGATCTGAAGGAGGAGTTCCGCACTTACCGTGTGCGGGCTGGCGCCCGGTGAGCGGCTTCGGGCCCGTCGCGGCCACCCCGGTCGCGGCGGTCTGGCCGTCCACGCGGTCCTTCGCCGCGGCCGGCACGGTGCGGGTGCGCGATCTGCCGGCCGCCCAGTCTCTCTGGGCAATCGAGATCGCGGCGCCTGGCGGCGGCGGCGGCCAGCCCCGACCGGCGCCGTTCGGCATGGTGTCGGGCCTGCCGGTCGGCGCTGTCGCCATGCCGGCGTCAGCCTCGGTGGTGCAGCCGGTCTTCGCCTCCGACCGGGGCTGGATTGGCGAGCCGGACGATCCGGACGCGCCGAACCAGCCCTGGCCGTCGCGGCTGCTGGAGCCGCCGGCGCTGGAGCTGGGCCTGCCGCTCTACCCTAGCGAGGGGCGGCGGGCGGAAGTGGCTGCGGGCGAGTTGCTGTTGGCCAATGCCGATGGCGGGCTGGACAGCCTGCTGGGCGACGGCCGGCTGGCCGGGCGTAGCGTCATCATCCGCCGGGGGCCGCATCTGCGGCCACGGCACGCCCGGGCAGCCGACATCGGCCGGGTCGCTGAGATGCGGGTGCGGGCGCCACTGGGCGGCAACGGCCGGGTGCGGCTGACGCTGGAAAGCCTCGCGGCCGACCTCTCGGTTCCGGCTTGTTCCACCTATGCCGGCACGGGCGGCCCGGAAGGTGGCAGCGAGCTGACCGGCCAGGCCAAGCCGCGCCTGCTGGGCGTCCGGCAGAACTTCCCGCCGGTGCAAGTCAGCAGCGCCCTTGAGATCTTCCAGCTGAACGACGGGGCAATCACCCGGGTCGTGGCGGCGCGAAACCGAGGCGTGCCGCAGGTCTTCACGGCCGATGTGGCGACCTATGCCGATCTGGCAGCCTTGACCCTGCCGGAGGGGCGCTACGCGACCTGCCTGGCTGGCGGCTACGTGCGCTTCGGCTCGGCCACCTCGCTGGTGACCGTCGCGGCGCGCGGCGACGTCGGGCTGGCCAGCATCGGCTACGCCGCCGGCTCGCCCATGAGCATCGCGCTGAAGCTGCTGCGCGGCCCGGCCGGCATCACGGCGGCGCGCGCCACGCCGGAGGCCTTCGCGGGCTGGCCGACCGCTGAGGCCGGTTTGTGGGTCGAGGGCGGCACGGTCGCCGAGGCGATGGAGCAGCTGGCGGCAGGCGTCGGCGGCTGGTGGGGCGGCGACGCCTTCGGCAGCTATCGCGGCGGCGTGGTGGTGGCGCCGGAGGGCGTCGGCGCCGGGCTGGCGCTGGAGCCGTGGATGCTGGCGGCGCCGCCGGAGGAAGTGGATCTGGCGGAGCCGCCCTGGTTCCGTGCCCGGGTCGGCTTCCAGGTGCTGGACCGGCTGATGGCCGGCGAGGATGTGGCGCCGCTCGTGGGCGGAGCGGAGCGTGCCTTCCTGACGCAGGCCAGCCGGCTGGCGCAGCCTGCCTATGACCCGGGTGTGCAGTCCCTGCCATCGGCGATCGATGGGCCGGAGCTGGACTCGGTGTTCGATGCCGAGGCGCCGGCGGCGGCGATGGCGTGGCGGCTGCTGGGGCTGTTCGGCAAGCCGCGCCGGTCCTGGCGGCTGCCGCTGCGCACCGGCACCGGCGCCATCGTGCCGCAGATGGTGATGCCTGGCGCGGTGCTGACCCTGACCTGGCCGGATATCGCGGCGCTGCGCCAGCCCAAGCCGCTGCTGGTGCGCGACCTGAGCGTGCGGGGCGACAGCCTGACATTGACCGTCTGGGGGTAAGAGAATGGCGGCGATCATCGCGCCAATGGAATGGAACGCCGCAGCGTCGCCGCTGGCGGAGCTGAGCACGACCAGCGAGGTCAGCGGCCTCGGTCTGCGCTCGGTGCTGACGACGCAGGTGGCCGACGTTTGGCGGCTCGCCCCGGAAGCGGAGATCCTGCTGGCCTTGCCGACCGATACGGCGGCGGGCGCCGTGGCCGGCGGCAACGTCGAGCGGATCGGCGCGGTGCCGCCTCCCAGCGGGGTGACTGGCGCCACGGCCTACCGGAACCCGGAAACGGGAGGTGCGTTCGTCCGGGCCGGCTCTCCTGCGGTCCTGGCGGGCTACCTGTACACGGCCTCCGTTTGGATGCGGCGCCGGCCCAACCAGCCCTCCGTCGTGGGGCGGGCGATCTCGCTGGTTTATCCGACCGGCCCCGGGGCCAGTTCGCGCGTCGACTACCTGATGTCCGCCTTGGCGCAGGGCAGCGACTGGCAGCGGATCTCGGTACAGTTCCGGCCGACCGTCGACGGAAACATCTCGTTCTCGCTGGCCGTCGTGACGGGCGCCTTCGAATACGAGGCGGCTGGGGCGACGCTGGTACGCGTTGCCGGGCAGACCCGCCTCGACGCCAACCTGGGCCAGGACGTGGCCTGCCGGCTGCTGCTGCTGGCGGCGCCGCGCGACGGCATCCTGCCGGTCGCTGACAGCACCTGGCGGGCCATCGGCTACAGCGCGGCGGGTGCGGTGGTGCATGACAGCGGCGATCTGCCGCTGGCGCCGGCACCGCGCGGGCGCTGGACCTGCGTGCTGCCGGCCGATGTCGTGGCGCGGCGCTGGCGCATCGTCTTCGGCTTCGGGCCCGGGCAGCCCTACGCCCAGTTCGGCCGGCTCTACATCGGCCCGGCGCTGGTGACGTCCAAAGCCATCGGCTTCGGCCTGCAGCGCGGCGCCGGCGACCTTGGCAGCAACCAGCGCTCGGCCGGCTCCGGCGTGCGCTACCCGGCCCGGGCGGTGACGCTGCAGCAGCGCAACTGGCGACTGCCCAGCATGAATGCCGCCGATGCCGTGGCGCTGGACGATATCGCCCTGCTGGTCGGCGCCACGGGCCAGGTCTTCGCGGCGCCATCGATCCTGGCGCCGGAGCGCGACGGCATCCTGGGTGTGTTCCGCGCGCCGCCGGCACCGCGCGAGGACAACAAGGTCTTTTGGTCCGCGGACATCTCGATCGAGGAGGATTGCTAGGTGGGAACACCGAACGTCGTCGCCGATGCCGTGCTGGTGCAGAGCACCACCACGGGCACCGGCACCTACCAGCTCGGGGCGGCGCTGGACGGCCATTTCACCATGGTGAACGCGGGTGTGCCGAGTGGCGCGCGGGTATCCTACGTCGTGGTGGACAGCCTGATCACGCCGAGCCTGCGTGAGGTGGTCGAGGGCGTCTACACCGCCGGCTCGCCCGCCACGCTGACCCGCGCCAGCATCAAGCGCAGCAGCACGGGTGCCGCGATCAACTGGCCCGCCGGGACACGCTACATCTTCCTGGCGGCCAACGCCGGCAACCTGGCGCTGCGCGACACAGAGGGCTTCCTGCCCGGCGAATCTATCCCGCTGCGCGCCAACCTGCAGGCGGCGCCGGTCGTGGTGGATTTCGAGTTGGGCATCCCGCCGACCGCCTTCGTGGTGATTGGCGTGGCGGCAAAGACGCGGCTGCTGGAGGTCGAGGCAATCGCGCGGATCGAGACCACGAATGCTGCGGCCTGCACTGCAAGCCTGCTCGCCGACATCCGCAATGCCGCTGACACGGTGACGGAGCAGACACTGTTTCTTGGTGCCGCGACGGTGGCCGCCGGCACCAGCCGCTACGTTACCTTTTCAGGATCGGCTGAATACGCTTTTGCGGCCGATCCAGTCGGCAAGTTTGTCCGATTCTTTGCGCGCATCGACGCGAACATCGGCGGCGTCCGACTGAAAGAACTGCGGCCAAAGCTGCGCGCCTATCTGGAGGGATGAGATGCACGCGACCTACGCTAACGCCGCCGGAAGCGATGTGCTGCTGGTGCGCGACGATGGCAGCCGCCACGCCGTCAAGCCGGATGACGCGCAGCTGGAGGGGCTGGAGATCGGGCCCTATGTGCCAGAGCCGCGCGGCGCGGTGATGGCTGAGTGGCAGCGCCGCCTCGATCTCGGCCTGCCGCTGGTCGACGGCCGGGCCGTACAGCTGGACCCGGCGAGCCGGGAGGCGCTGAGCAGCTCGGCGAGCATGGCGCAGCTGGGCGGCCTACCTGACAGCTTCGGCTGGCGCTTGTCGGACAACTCCTGGCTGTCGTTGGATGCGCCCGCCGTGCTGCGCCTCGCCGTCGCGGCGGGGCGGCATTATTGGGCGCTGTTCGCCGCCCGCAGCGCGCTGCTGGACGCGATCGCGGCCGGTGAAGCGATTGACCCCGCCGGAGGCTGGCCAGACCTGCCAGCGTTCGACCCGGCGGGCTGACGCCCGCTACCGACCGACCATCCACAATCTGGAGTTTTGCCATGTCGGGCATCCTCGACGTGCTCCTGGAGCCGCGCCTTGGCCCTAGGAAGTCGGCGCGCGTCTACCGCTTCACCATCGGCTCGGACGTCGTGGTCTGGCTGGACGTGCGCAGCGAGCGGACCGGCGCGCTGGTGCCGGGCGTGGCCGGGCTGGCCGCGCTCTACTGGCAGCCAGGCACGCGCGACAACGAGGCTGCCGCGCAGGCGCTGGTGCCGGTCGAGGCTGCGCCGGGCAGCTGGCAGGTGGTGGTGCCGACATCGGCGCCGGGCACCTATGTCGTCTTCTGGACGGCGGCCGGACAGACCGCCGAGATCGTCTTCGACGTCTCCACGGCAGGCAGTGTGACGCGGCCGGGCGCCGTCGCGCCGTTCTGGTCCGACGTCGAGGCCGCTGGCGCGGCGGCTGGCCGCAGCGCGGTGCTGCCGGAGGCGCGGCGGCTGGTAGACGAATACGCCGTGCCCGCCGTCGATGCGGCCGTCGGCGACGCCATGCTGGACTTCGGCGACAAAGCGGCGGCAGCGGCCACGAAGGCTGTGGGCGAGCAGCTGAACGGCAAGGCCACCAAGGAATCTGTCGAGGCCTTGGGAAAGGAAGTCGACGCCAAGGCTGATGCCGATGCGATCGATGAGGTGCTGACCAGGCTGAGCGAGCGCATCGCCGGGCTGGAGGGCGCAGGGCCGGCAGCGCCGCAGCTGACAGCCCTGGCGATCGCCAAGGCGTTCGGCGCTCCCGTCTTCGACTTTTCTGAGCCGCGCAACAGCGCGCTCCTTACCCTCTAGGGGATAATCCATGGGCGAAGCATCGTTCCC